CCTTGGCCGTCACTAACCACATAATTGAAGCTATCAGCTCCATTAAAACCGGACGGTGGAGTGTAATCAAAAGTACCGTTGTTGTTGTTACTAACGTTACCGCCTTGAGCTGATACTGTATCAGCAGACAGTACAAAAAGCGTATCGCCGTCCAGATCTGTGTCGTTAGAAAGTACATTGCCAACTACTGACAATCCGCTCCCAACTGTTTGTGAGTCGTCCACGGCAACGGGCGGGTTGTTAGCTGATGGCGTTACTACGGTAATGTTGACTGTACCAGTGTCGGTGCCACCTTTGCTATCACTAACTACATAATTAAAGCTGTCGAAGCCAGTAAAACCGGACGGTGGGGTGTAAATAAAAGTACCGTTGTTGTTGTTGGCAACGCTGGCTCCTTGAGCTGACGTAGTATTGGCACTTAATACAATAAGTGTGTCGTTATCTAAGTCAGTGTCGTTTAAAAGTACGTTATTGATTAATGTCGACGTGTTTTCATTTGCAATTTGCGCATCATCCACGGCAACGGGCGGTCTGTTAGCAACTGGAGGCAATGGTATGACAGCAGGTGGAGTTTCCAAAACTCCCATTGCAACATAGACATTATGATACCAACGCGCCCACGACATCGCCTCATACTCATCGCCACTATGCTTTATAACATCATGATCTTGTGGTTTATCGCTCATATCAATGTCTCAAGGTATGGGGTTTGGCGGACGTGGATCATTGCTGTGATCATCTAAGCCAGCAGCGTTTTCGAGAACTTTTATTCTCTCATGAACATCTCGAAACCATCTTGCCCAGGTGTCTTCAACGTTATCCAGTTCATTTTTTATCGGCGCGTTTAACGGCGGTGGGTCAAGATGTGCCAATGTACACCCCCCCAATATCGACCGGACCATCTGTTACAAGAGTTATTTTTAACAAAAACTCACGGGCGGTTCCTAACCTTCTCCAGCGCACTCTTTTGCCCAATTCATTTTCTGATATTTGCAAGACTCTTTTATTGCCAAATCTATAAATATCTCTTTTTGATACTTCTAGTGTGTAAGTTGCTTGCTTGTAAAGATTAATCGTTGCGTCAAGTTCAAGCGCATTAATGTGCATGTATTCTCTATTTTCATTTATTACTGGCAATACAAAAACTCGCTCGATATCCTCTGACGAAACATTGTTTGGTGAGTTTCTAGGGGGATATTCCTGAGTTTCAAGCAATGACATAATGTAAATATTACGACCGTATTCACCACCTGCTATTATTCTGCCCCATTTATCTCTGGCAACATGTCTTACAACGCTGTCGCCCCGCCCCGGGCTTTTTCGCCGATGCCAGCTCCCGGTCAAAATGTCATATGCAAAAGTCACATAACTGCCGACAAAAATATTAATCACATAAAAAAAGCTACCGTCGTCTGCGTATACATAAGCTGATGTGATGCCGCTGTCAGGATTTGTTAATCTTAAAAATGACTCTACTAGACGATTTGATATCCTAACCGGCGTATATCCAACTAATTTATAAATTACTAAATCATCACCAACAAAAAAACAGTATTATTTATTTTTTTGACAGCGTGGGGCATTATTGTGCCGCGCTCGATAAACGCGCCAAGGTTTTTAGCAAAAGCAAATGGTCCGCCTGCATGATACCAGATACTGATTGTTTTGCGGCCAAAGACCATCAACTCTCGCTGATTGCTAATTACAGCAGTTACGTTGTCGCCGTTACCCTCAGCGCTTGCGTAATCTAACGGATTAAATGTGATGTCGTTGAGTCTTGATATAAAAAACTGGCCAGTATCATTTCTATTAAAAATAAAATATCCATCTTGAAAAGTCACCGTGTCTGATGGATAAAAACCAGCGACATTAGTCAAATTTGAAAATGTATTATTGAACATGTCAAAGGCATAACAATACGTGCCATTGGTCATAACAACATATCTACTACTGCTCGCAATAGATAAAAATGCAAATTGATAGTTGGGGAAGTTAACCGCACCGCTGCCCCCCCGATTTAACACTCCATTTAATGTCAACTCATTAAATTCTGTCGGCGTAATAGCAAAAGTACGGCCATTAACTTCATGTATGCCAATCACCGGTCCAGTATTAAAATAAGTGTGCTCTTTTAATCCAGGCGTGTTTACGAGTCTAAATTGGCCTTTAATGCTTTTTATCGGCTGCGGGTAGAGATTAGTCAGCGCATCTTCGCCTAGATTGCTTTTCTTCAGCGAATCAACAGTTAAAGGGATTTGGCGCATAAACTATGGCCCTGCGCTGATTATGTAAGTGCCAGCGCGGACATTTCTTGACGTTAGCGCTTGATCAACTTTTAAAACAGGATTTCTGTAATTGTTTCTTTTGATTTGTTTTTTTGACTCAATTGCAGTTAATGCAATCATGTTTGATACATCTTTGCCCCATCCGTCAGCTAATTCAAGGCAAAAGTTATAAAGCAGCGCACGATCATAGCCAGGCGGCAGACCTATCTCGCTATGTGCCAGCCAGGAACTGAGCGAGAGTACAACTTCGATGTGTAGCGTATCTGATTCATAAGGCGCATTAATAAAAAGCAAAGTGTCATGCGGCCAGCCATCTCTGACATATATTTTAGTTGGCCTTGCTACAACGCCTTTAATACCAACCCTTGCGTACAAATGCCCGTCAGCAAACTCTAGAGGGTAGTCAATGCCGCCGGTGTCTCTGATATACGCTGTTAAATATTTGATTGGTTTTGGGCTATTTATGTGAGTATGACGCGGATCGTAACCATCGCCGATTGTATATTCGCTGCCAGCATCCAGCTTGTGAGTAATCAAGCTGGTTATAGGCAAAAGTAATGATTCATTGCTCCAAGCGTCAATCATTAAACTAAACAATAGCCGCATATCAAACCACTCATCCGGTGTTAAATCATCACCCTGTGCAATTATCTGCATCTTAAGTGCAGCTGCTTTGATGATCTGATCCGGTGATATCATTATTTTTTACTCTTTTTATTACCTGATAACGCTTGGTTTATTTTAGCATCAAGCTGCTCTTGAGTCATTACGATAAATCCCATTGACTCAACTTTTTTAATCAGTCCCTCGGGACTCATATCCCTAACTTCTGCCGCGCTTATTTTAACAGCTTCTTTTGGTAGATCAGGGAGTTTAGCAGGGGTATCTACCCAGCCATGTTTTTTAAAATCTTTGTCGTCATGTTCAAAAACTCGACCTTTCCGACATGTTTTGTGAAACAACATAGTGCGCATAAATATATCCTCAAATTAAAGCGCTGAAATCTCTCCCAGCGCTGGTTAAATTAAATGCCGTTACCCCATAAACGTAATGCCAAATCAGGATAAATCATGTGAGCACCCCAGACTGCATCAATACGGTGGATCTCAGTGTGTTCGACGATGTCAAATGCACCTGTCAAAGACAGGCTCAATCCAGTCTCAGGGTCGGCGGCACGTGATTTAATAACAGCAGATTGTGGCAGCTCTAAATCAACCATCGCGAGCGCAATAGCATCTTTGTGGAAAAGATAATTTTGCTCATAGGTTACGTTTGCATCACCCATAATAAACAACGGAGCATTGTTTGCGGGTAAAGCAGTGATGTTTTGATATGCGCGCAAGCTGATAACATCGCCGTCATCATTTAATATTGTCGCAGTGCCGTCATTTAAAGCTGGTTCAAATGTGATTGTCGCAAGCCCAGCTCCGGTTGAATCAACATCATCCTGGACGACAAATTCTTGCAAAATACCAGTAGATGTATAATTTTGTGGATTAACACCAAAAACATCAGCAAGCCTAAATACATCACCTTTTTTCAAAATGCCGGTCACTGAATTAGTCCAGCCACCTGTAGTGATTGTGTTGCCGTTAGTAATAACGCCAGCAATTACTGGCTGGCCGCCGTAATTGCCTACTTGATGCTTGGGCAAATTTTGCGTCTCATGGACTTCATACTCAGCAACTTCGCCGCGATAGCCTTTTTTGTAAGCTTTTTCAACCATGCTTTCTTTAAAAAGCTTTGTAACTTCGTCAGATAAACTGGCGACAGTAAAAGGGTCAATTACAGCCGAGCGCTGACCATCATTTGGCACTGCATAAGTAGTTTGTTTTGCAGATGCATTAGCAAAATCAAGGTATTTACCAGGGCGTGTACCTGGGGTGCCAGAGCTGTGATATGCATTTTTCAAAGTCAACAATATTGATTCGTCGATTTTGTTTGCAATCTGCACCATGCCGCTACTCATGTAGCGCTTTGAAAAAGTTTGGATATCAAGTGTTTTGTCTTGTATTGTATACTCAAGACCGATGTGCTCTTGACGGTCAATTTTAAACGGGATTGTCTGGTCAACCATAGGTTGTTTTACCAGAACACGACCGCTAGCTGATTTAACGCGATAGGGCTTTCTAAGGCTGATTGTATCGCCAACTTTGCCGAAAGATTTTTCAAGGTTGCGATAAACTAATTTAGCAGCAACTAGATTGTTTTTAAGCAGACGCAAGCCTTCTTTGACGATGATGTCGTCAGTTAAAATATTACTTTTTTCGTAAGACATTTTCTTTTACCTAATTTACCAAGAAGCGGGAACCCGATCCTTTTTATTCATATACTTCTCATATTCTGAAAAGCTCATTTCCCCGACTGTTTTTTGTTGAGCGCCAGCACTGCCGACTGGGGAGATCGGGGGTGACGAAGCCGTGATTTTAACCGGCTTAATAGGTTTTACCCCTTTAATATCTAACCGCGCTATCTCTCTCATTTGTTGCACGGGAGATAGCGCGGCGATGTCGGCGGCAACATCTTTATGTTGGCCTAAGTGATACATAACCCCAACAGGATCATCACACTCAGCCAGCGCCTCCAGCATTTCGCCAGTTACGGCTAGTTCTGGATTCATCGCAATTTTTTCAAAATCTGCGGGCTTTTCGTCTACATCAAACGCTTCCCGCAAAACTGCCATGGCGCTTTGCTGCGTATCAGTTAGACTTGGTGGAGCATCATTCTGATTGCTTTGACGCTCAACTTTCTCAATTTTCTTTTCAACTTTTGAATTGTCTGCTTCATCAAGCGCGACTAAATATTCGTCGTAAGTGTCAAAATCATCTTCTGACAAATCTTTTTTCGCTGGCGCAGCTTCAAGTGCTGCGAGTCTTTCTTGTAGCTTTTCATTTTCACGCTTTGTATCTTCACGCGCTCTGATCAGCTTATCAATTCGTCTATCTCGTCGGCTTGGTCGCTTAACTTCGCCTTTTTTTTCATCTTCTTTTGCTGCATCAGTCTTGACAGCTTCGGTAACTTCCCCTTCGCCGGTTTTTATTTCTTCGGTTACTTCGGGTTTAATTTCTTCAGTTACTTCATTTTTAACTTCTTCTGGTGCCGCAACTTCTGGCATATCGCTCGTTACAACTTCAAAGCCTGCTGTTTCGTCTTTTACAATATCTTCGTTCATTTTTTTATCGCTCAGTAATTATCTGATAACTGTACAATAAATGTACAGATGTTTATTGTACAATAAATGTACAGCTATTGCTTGTTTTTATGCATTTGCCCCTCCATTGCCATTTCTTTCATTTTGCATTGAATGCTATCCTGCATTTCAGCGATTTTGAAATTAAGACGAGCCTCCGCTTCAGCTAATTTAATTTCGGAAATTTGCTCAGTAGACTGGGCTTTTACAATCTCAGCTTGAGCCTTTGTATTCGCCGCTTCTGCCTGAGCCAGTCCTGTTTGAGCTTCCGCCGTTCTCACCTGCAACTCTTGAGATTTTATTTCCATCTCTTGAGCTTGCAACTGTTGCGCCTGTGCTTGCAGTTCTTGTTCTGGAGTTGGTGGCTTCTCCTCTGGCTCCTGCTGCGCTAGTTCTTCTTGCTCTTTTCTGCTCAATAATTCGCGGGGCACCATCTTTTTCAAACGTGCAGCAAATGCATCTGATCCCGGCCAATCCATATTAGTTGCTATCAAATCTGGAGCGGCTTCTGCGGCGGCTGGAACCGACTGAGCAAATTGCAGCATTGATTCTGCTGCCTCTGATTTTTGAGTGACGTAACTTGGACCAGCCGATACTATAAGATCAAATTTGGCAATGTTTAAATCGTGTATTGTTACCCACTCGCCACTTTGCTCATCAAATACTTGCTGATTTAATTTAACAGAGTCCTCTACATCATCTAGCATTCTTACCCGTAAAATTCTTTCTGTGTCGTAAGTCTTTGGAATCATGCATATCAGTATCTTGCCAATCCGTCTAATCGCTTTTAACAAGTTATCAATGTAAGCAAAATTACCTCTATCGCCCTGTTGCTGCCTTGCGTTTATAGCTCTTCCAGACGTTTCATTTCCCTGTGCGCCCATGCTCGCATCAAACATGCCAAGTGTTGATTTGATTTTATCTGTTTGCGT